GTATTGTACTCATATCTCCGCCCTCCGTGGTTGTTTGTTTGGGTCATACTCCCAAGCATACTACGTCGGGCGGAGCTTTCAAGTCCTTCAGGACATGTGGGTAATCACCAGAGGAGCATGGGTCTTGACACAGCCGATGCTTTGAGTATAATAATTACAGAGGGTACCAGCAGAGGCGAGGAGTCCGGGGTACCGACCATGGTCGGCGCTCCGGTTTTGTTTATGACGGCCAATGATCCGCGCGATTCGGACAGTGTTGTCTCTGGCTTGCAGGTCCTCAATGAAGCAAGGGTGAAGCAGATCGACCGCCTGCTCTATCTCATTATGGAGTCAGGACACGGCGAGTTGCGCCTGGTTATTCGAGATGGTAAGTTCCGCTGGGTGGTCCCCAGCATTTCGTTAGAGGCAATATGGTAACAGAATCTATCTGGTAACCGTTATCAGATAAACCGCCCGGCTGAGATGGGGAATCCGGGGCGACGCTCGTAGCGTCGCCCCTTTTCTTTACAACATTGGGAGGTATACAGATGGCTGATATTCCAAACCTGGTCGATGTCCTGGGGATGCTGGCCACCGCTGTGGCGGTAGGGCCTGTCATCTCATTTTTGTTTGAGAGGTTCGCGTTTTTCCAAGCTCTCTCATCTCAGGAGCGGTTCTGGCTCATCTTCGTAGTGAGTCTGGGCCTGCCCATGCTGGCTCAGGTGCTGCTCCAATCTGTGCCGTCCACGACTTGGGCGGTGTTGGAACCATACTGGCACTCGCTGGCATACGGGTTCCTATTCTGGTCAAGTTCCCAGGTTGCTCACAAGCTGTTTGGGCGCTACCACGTGATCGGTTAGGGGCATGACCACGACAGTTCTGGCAGTCATTGCCGCGTTCGGCGGCCTGACCGGCATAGCCGGGCTCATCTCAGCGCTCTCGGCACGTCGCTCCGCCCAGAGCGCAGCGCGCAAATCTGATGTTGAGGTACTGGCAGTAACGATTGATGCGCTGAGTGATGAGAACAAGCGATTGCGTGAGTTGGTAGACAATCTGCGCCGCCAGGTCGACCGGCTGGAGAAGAAGAACCAGCGGCTGCGGCGACGGGTATCGGAGCTGGAGCAGGAGAACCGGCGGCTGCGGGGGGGATGATGCTGGCTGATTGCGTTCGCCGCATCCGGGATGCATCCGCTGACCTGGCTAGCGTGGCGGCGGGGCTGGAAGGAATCTTACAAGGGGAGCCATGTCAATTCAGCCAGCGGGATCCCCGGTGGCGAGATGGTTTACTTGGCTACAGCCACAAGACGATAGGGAACTATGGCTGTGCGCTTTGCTGTGCGGCAATGGTAGCGTCACTGGTAGAGCCGGAGATCACCCCAGCAACCCTCAATAACCGGCTCAAACAGGCCGGCGGATTCTACAACCAGATTGTTCTGCGCTGGAGGATAGTGCCGCAGGTGGTACCGGGTCTGACGTTTGACGGGCGCGCGGATTGGCGCTGGGGACTGGCCGATCTGGAGGCACTGAGGCAGGAGCTAGAGCAGGGCCCGATTATCGTCCAGGTTGATTCCCATCCTGGCGGACGGCTCGATACCCATTTCGTGCTGGCCATTGATGTGGCTGGCGAGTCCGACCTATGGGTGTTCGATCCCTGGGATGGGGCTGAGGTGCGGTTGCTGCTTCGATACGCACAGAGGAGTTGGGATCTGGCCCGGGCGGTGTATGGGATGCGGCTGCTGCGTGTGAGGGAGGAAGGGTGAGATGCCACGGCGGGCAGCACGACCGTGCAGTTATCCGGGTTGTACGTGGTTGGTTCACGATCCGGCTCGGCGGTTCTGTCCCCGCCATTTGAGCGAATATCGCAGGCGACAGGATGCGCGCCGGCCCAGCAGCAGCGCGCGGGGATACAATGCAGCCTGGCGCGCAGCCCGCGTGAAATATTTGGCAGATCATCCAGTCTGTGAGCGCTGTCAAGCGCCGGCCGAGATAGTACATCACATTCGGGCAAAGCGCGCAGGTGGCTCGGACGACCCGGAAAATTTACTGGCGTTGTGTGTGTTGTGCCACGCGCAGATCGAGGCTCAAGCCGGTACGTTGTTCGCTGGCCAGGCCCAGCAGCGACGGTAATGGGGTTCAAATCGCTGGCTTACCATGTTGGTTTGACCGCGCGGGTAATCTCGCGTATGTGAATATGAGTTACATTAATTTTCCTAGGGCGAGGAACAGATGAAGCCGGGACCGAAACCACAGGTAAAACTGGCCTCTGGAGCGCTAAAGACACCCAATGGGCGAATACCGCGCGGGCAAATGCTTCATGCTGAGGCCAAACGATTCTGGCGGGAACTGGCGCCGGAAATGATCCGGGTGGGTCTGTTGACAGAGATAGACGTCCCGGCATTTTTGTTGCTCTGCGAGCACTACGCGGTTGCTATACAAGCAGCACGCACGATCGCGAAGGACGGGCTCACACGCAATGATGAGAACGGAGTGGCGCGGAAACATCCACTGCTCCAGGTGTTGCGGGACAACAGCCGGGCGTTCCGAATGTACGCCACTGAGTTTGGGTTGGTGCCGAGTAGCCGCCAGCGGCTGAAGTTCGAGGAGCCCGAACCAGATGATGAGCTGACGCGATTGTTTTTCCGAACATCGCTGACGAATGAGTAGTAGCGAGAACGTTGTTGCGCAATATTGCACCGACGTGATGACCGGCGTGGTCCCAGCCTGCGAGTGGGTAAAACTGGCGGTAAGCCGGCATTTGGCCGATCTGGAGAACGGGGCGGAACGAGGGTTGCACTTTGACAAAGATGCGGCCCAGCTCGTGGTTCGATTTCTCGGCTTGCTGAAACATAGCAAGGGGGAATGGGCTGGACAGCCGCTTCACCTGGAGCCGTGGCAGCAGTTCGTGGTGTGGGTGCTGTTTGGGTGGAAGCAGGCAGATAGGACACGACGATTTCGCACAGCATACCTGGAGGTGGCGCGGAAAAACGGGAAATCCACGCTGGCAGCCGGATTGGGGCTTTATTTGCTGGTGGCGGACGGGGAGCCAGGCGCGGAGATCTACACGGCAGCCACCAAAAGAGACCAGGCCCGTATCTCGCACGGCGAGGCGACACGGATGGTCAAGGCCTCGCCGGCGCTACGGCGGAGGATTACGACGTTCCGCGATAATTTGTTCATTGAGGGAACGGGCAATAAGTTCGTGCCGCTGGGGGCGGACAGCGACACAATGGACGGGTTGAACGTCCATGGAGCGATCGTCGATGAGCTGCATGCACACAAAACCCGCGACGTGTGGGACATTCTGGACACAGCGACCGGTTCGCGGCGGCAGCCGCTCCTGTTTGCGATCACGACGGCGGGATATGATCGTCATACGGTCTGTTGGGAGCAGCGCGAATACACACAGAAGGTATTGAGCGGGACGATCCAGGATGATACCTGGTTTGGGATCATTTACACATTGGATGAGGGAGAGGAGGAGGATTGGGCTAACGAGGAACTGTGGCCCAAAGCAAATCCCAATCTGGGGGTATCAAAAAAATGGGATGATATGCGGCGGAAGGCGGCGCGGGCGCAGGAGATGCCCTCCGCATTGAACGTATTCTTGCGCAAAGAGCTGGACATCTGGACGCAAGCGGAAACAAAGTGGATTCCGCGGCCGCATTGGGATCAGTGTGGGCAGGCAGTGGATGCCCAGGGGCTGCGCGGGCGGACGTGCTATGGAGGCCTTGATCTTTCCAGCACAACTGATATTTCGGCACTGGTTCTGGTTTTTCCCCCACAGGTCGAGGATGAAGCATACCAGATACTGTGTAGATTTTTCATCCCGGAGGACGCGATGCACGCACGGACGCGCAAGGACAAGGTGCCGTATGAGAGCTGGGTCAGGCAGGGGTACATCACGGCCACGCCAGGCAATGTAGTCGATTACGACTGGATTCTGCACCAGATTGACGAGGATATGCAGAGCTACGATATGTGCGAATTGGCATTCGACCGCTGGGGAGCCTCACGAATCCAGACGCAATTGATTGAGCTAGGCGGTGAGGATTTCCTGGTGCAATTCGGGCAGGGCTATCGGTCGATGAGCCCGCCGACAAAGGAACTTGAAAAGCTAATCCTGGGTCACCAGTTGGCACATGGAAACAATCCAGTGCTGACCTGGATGGCGGACAACTTGGTGGTGCGCTCCGATCCGGCGGGCAACATCAAGCCGGACAAGGAGAAATCAACGGAACGAATTGACGGAATGGTAGCGTTGGTGATGGCGTTGGATCGTGCATTGCGGCACGAACCGAAGCGGCGGAGCGTGTATGAGAAGCGCGGGCTGGAGAGCGTGTGATGAGATTTTATCCGGTTAGACGGCGGGTGATCGTGAACACGAGGACAAATCGCGCGTTCCGGGGCGTGTTGTGGCGGCGGGGATGGCGCTACCTAGTGTTGCGCAATTCAGAAATGCTCAAGGGGCCGGAGACGGTCCCGATGGATGGCGAGGTAGTTATTGAGCGAACGAATGTGGATTTTATCCAGGTGATATGATGCCGACAGTTGTGCAGAGCCTGGGCGCGCTGACGGAACTGGGTGCAGTACCGTGGTACTCCTTGCGTAGTTCCCGGTCGGTGCGGCTATACGACCAGTACTATTACGATTACGCAGCGCTCTACCGCACCCAGCCTAATGTGCGCGTGTGCGTCGATTTCCTGGCCAGGAATATTGCGCAGTTGGGATTGCACGTGTTCAGGCGGGTGGATGAGAACGACCGGGTGCGGCTGCGGGACCATCCGCTGGCGCGGGTGCTCAAGCAACCGTTACCCCGGCAATTCAAGATGACACGATACCGGCTGATCGAAAGTTTGATCAGCGATTTGGGGATTTACTACAACGCATTCTGGCTCAAGATGCGCGGGGACAATGGCGCGCTGGGGCTGTTGCGGATACCTCCTCCTATGATGACAGTGAAGGGTGGGCTGGTGCCGACACAATACGAGGTAACTCTGAGCGGGAGACCGAAGACTTTTGAGCCAGAGGAGATCGTGCATTTCCGGGGGTACAACCCGGAGAATCCGGTCGCTGGGATAAGTCCGTTGGAGACGCTGCGGCGAATTCTGGCTGAGGAACATGCAGCGGGGGATTACCGCGAACATTTTTGGCAGAATGCGGCGCGGATGCACGGGATCATCGAGCGACCGGAAGGGGCGCCGGAGTGGAGCGAGACAGCACGCGGCCGGTTCAAGAGTGAGTTTGAGGCGCTGTACTCGGGGAACAAGGGAAGCGGGAAAACGGCTGTGCTCGAAGAGGGGATGACCTGGAAGACGGTCGAATTCAATGCTCAGGAGAGCGAGTACCTGGCTGGTCGCAAACTAACGCGAGAGGAGTGCGCGCGGGCGTATCACATCCCCCTGCCGATGGTGGGGATTCTGGATCATGCGACGTTCTCCAACATCAGAGAGCAGCATAAACATCTCTACCAGGACAGCCTGGGGCCGTGGCTGGCGATGGTGGAGGAAGACATCATGCTCCAATTACTACCGGATTTCGAGGACAGCGACGGGGTGTACATCGAATTTAACATCCAGGAGAAACTCCAGGGCAATTTTGACGAGCAAGTGAAGGCGCTACAGAGCGCGGTTGGGCGGCCATGGATGACGGCGAATGAGGCGCGGGCGCGACTTAACCTGCCGAGCCGGGGCGGGGATGCAGACGCGCTGGTGACACCGCTGAATGTGATCATAGGTGGGCAGGCTTCCCCACGCGATAGCGCGCCAAAGTTGTTGTTGAAAGCGGATGCGGACGGGGAGATCGATCCCACACAGCCCAAGCTGCGCGAACGATATCGAGAACAATGGACGCGGCTGCTGGTGCGGACATTCGAGCGACAGGGGGCGGCGGTGCTGAACCGGGTCAAGGCGAAAGAGTTGCCTGACCTGGCAGCGCTCTGGGATGAGGAGCGATGGAACCGGGAGGTGACGGAGGATTTCTACCGGCTGGGGGCCGAGACGGCCGGGGCGTGGGCAGGTTACGTGGCAAACGAACTGGGCTTCGAGTTGGACGTAGAGGAGATGTTACCGTGGTTGCAGAAAAACGCGCGGGTGACAGCCGCGTATGTGAATGGCTCGACGCGGGCGCAGATAGAGGCAGCGCTGTTGGAGGATGACCCGCTCGAGGCGCTGAAACGGATGTTCGAGATGGCAGTGGGAGTACGGGCAGCACAACTGGCGTTGGGACGGGTGACGGCCCTGGCGAATTTTGGCGCGGTGAACGCAGCCCAGCAGGGGGGACTGCGGCGCAAAACCTGGCTGGCAGGGCCGAATCCGCGACCGAGCCACGCGGCCCAGGACGGGGTGACAATGGACATCCACGACACGTTTCCAAACGGTTTGCGCTGGCCGGGGGACCCGCGCGGATCGGCTGAGGAAAACGCGGGGTGCAATTGCAGTATGAGTTATGGGAGGTAGCGATGGAGAAAAAGGTGTTTCGCGCACCACTCAAACTGAAAGAGGGCAATGAGACTGGGGAATTCACGGCGGTTTTTTCCACGCTGAACGTGGTGGATCTGGACGGCGACGTGACATGCCCAGGAGCGTTCAGGGACGGCCAGAAGGTGCGGATCGCGGCGTGGGGACATAATTGGGGCGACATGCCAGTGGGCCGGGGCATGATCCACGCGGATGACGAAAAAGCCTGGGTTGATGGTAAGTTTTTCCTGGATACGGAGAGCGGGAGAGAGACATATCGCACTGTCAAAAATCTGGGCGAGCTGCAGGAGTGGAGTTATGGCTTCGACATCATCGCCCAGAGCCTGGGGAAATTCGAGGGCCAGGATGTCCGATTTCTGGAGAGGCTGGAGGTGTTTGAGGTCTCGCCAGTGATGCTGGGCGCGGGGATCGGGACACACACAGAGCAGATCAAGGCAGCACTGGCATCACATTCAACGGATACTACAGATGCGGCCTGGAATGGCCCAGCGAATGAGGCGCGGGTGCGTTCCGGCGAGTCTGAGCCGTACTACCGCCAGATTTATGCCTGGCGCGACCCGGGTGGCGATCCGGCGGTGAAATCATCGTACAGGTTCATTCACCACATGGTGAATGAGGATGGAACCCCGGGCGCGGCGAACATCAGGGGCTGCCAGATAGGGATCGTGGTATTGAACGGCAGTCAGGGAGAGGCGACGACGATACCAGACGCAGACCGGCAGGAGGTGTGGAGCCACCTGGCTCGGCATCTGCGGGATGGGGGTCAGGAGCCGCCAGAGTTGGAGGCGGCCGGAGATCAGGCGGGAGAGGGCGAAGGCCAGGCCGGTGAGGGCGAGCCGAGCGTACTAAAACCGCACATTGTGTTGACTGGAATCGAAATTGAACTGCTGGAGGTGTAAAGATGATCAAGAAGGAAAAGCTGCGAGATATACTACTGAATGCACGTACTATTTGCGAGAAGGCGGAGAGCGAAGAGCGCGACTTTACCGCTGAGGAGCGGACGCAGATCGCGGCGTTGCTGGAGGATGCAAAGCGGATCAAGGAGGAGATCAAGATATCCGAGGGAGATGCCGCGCTCAAGGCGGCTATCCTGGGCTTCGAAGCTGAGATGGGGCAGAACCCAGTGCAGGCAGCACTGAAGGCGAGCCTGGGGCAGCGGTTTGTCGAAAGCACGGAGTTCGTGGCCTGGCTGAAGCAGGTTGCTCCTGGCGGGCAGATACCGGATTCGATGCGAGGATTGAGTTCCCCTCCCGTCGAGTTCCGCTCGCTGCTGGGGCTGAAGGATGTGGTGACTGGGGCCAGCGACACGAGTGCGGGCGCGTTCGTGCAAGTGGACTATACCGGCATCTACGAACCGCTGGGGCGGTATCCACTGAACGTTCTGGAACTGCTCAGCCGGAGGACAACCGAGAGCGATCTGGTGGAGTTCGTGCGGCAGGCCACGCAGGTGCAACAGGCTGCGCCAGTGCCGGAGGCAAACGTCGCTGATTATAACGGCGCTACTGGCGAGATCAGCGGCGAGAAGCCTGAAGCAACCCTGGGATTCGAGAAAGTGCAGGAGCCGGTCAAGACCATCGCGGTCTGGATTCCAGCGACCAAGCGTGCCCTCTCGGACGCGGCTCAGTTGCGGGGGATCATTGACCAGGAGCTGCGCGACGATCTGAATGAGGAGCTGGAGGATCAACTCCTCAATGGCACGGGTGTCGGCGAGAACTTTACCGGCATTTTCAATACCGCCGGGGTGCTGGTGCAGGCGTTCGACACCGACATCATCACCACCACGCGCAAGGCAATCACTACGATCCAGGTGACCGGGCGCGCCAAGCCGACCGGCTGGGTACTGAACCCGGTCGACTGGGAAACGATCGAGCTGCTGAAAGATGCGAACAACCGCTACTACTGGGGTGGCCCGATGGTGCAGGGCCGTCAGCAGTTGTGGGGCGTGCCAGTGGTGACGAGCCAGAGTGTGACGCAGGGCACAGCGCTGCTGGGCGATTTCCGCAAGGCGGTGTTGTGGGACCGCGAGAAGGCTTCTATCCAGGTGAGCGACAGCCACGCGGATTTCTTCATCCGCAACATGGTGGCGATCCTGGCCGAGATGCGCGCCGCGTTTGGGGTGATCCGCCCCTCCGGGTTCGTGATGGTGGATCTGGAGAGCGGTTCCTAGCAAACGGCAGGCAGGAGGCAGAAGGTGGCGCTGCGTGTCAACGTCGTGTGCCGCAATCTGAACGACGACCGCGTGATACCGCGTTTCGCGCGGTATCTGCGCGACGCGAATGGCTGGACGTTGAGCGCAGCGCCACAATCAGGGTTCGATGTGTATTACCTGAGCGGTTATTTTGAAGCCCAGGTATGCAAGCCGTGGCCGTCCGCGCCGGTGGCGGCGCTCTTTACCCATCGCGAGGAGGAGCCACCGGGCAATGCAAAGGCAAAACTGTTCGATGCGGTGGCGAAACGAGTGCAGTTGAGGGTAACAATGTGCAGGCTCTATGCCGGGCCGTTGAGTCAGTACGGGCCGACCATCCAGCCGCCGTTGCCGGTCGAGCGGGAGCGTTTTACTATCGCAGAGCAACGGAGTGGACAGCGGCCGGTAGTGGGTCTGGCCGGGTATACCTATCGCAACCATCGCAAGGGCGAGGACCTGGCGCGGGCATTGCTGGCCAGCAAGGCAGCCCAGGGGGTGGAGTGGCGTGCAAGCGGGCGCGGGTGGCCGGTGACGACGAAACAGTATGCCTGGCGGGATATGCCCGAGTTTTATCAGGGCCTGGATATACTGGTAAGTACCTCGTTGGTGGAGGGCGGCCCAATGCCGCCGTTGGAGGCGCTGAGCTGTGGAGTGAGCGTGGTGGTGCCGCGCGGGGTGGGATTGCTCGATGAGTTGCCGGACGCATTGGGGATTCATCGTTACGAACGAGGGGATGCCGCCGATCTGGCACGGGCGCTACGAGAGGCGCTGACAGCGCGGGGAGAGGTGAACCGGGAGACGCTGCGGGCGGTGACGGAGCGCTACACAGTGGAGGCATGGTGCGCAGCGCACGAGGCGGCGATGGAGAGCCTGGTGGCGGTGGATGGGGGATTGGCGAGTACCGGGGCAATAGCGGCCCCATTACGGGTGCTAGAGATCGAGGAGAGGCCGGAGCCAATAATGCAGGAGACAGGCAGCAAGCGAGGCATCTATTGTGTGGCGTTCGGGGATCCAGCGCGCCGGTGTGCGCTGCGGATGATGGAAAGCGCAAAGACGTTTATGCCGGATGTGCCGATCTGTCTGTGCGCGAAGAGGGGAATCGGGCCAGAGGACGTATTGATCAAACATCCAGACTCGGACATCGGCGGGCGGCGGGCCAAGCTGCGGGCCTACGAGCTGGCGCCGGCGGAGTGGCAGGCGGTGTTATATCTGGATGCTGACACGAAGGTCGTGGCTCCGATCCATCAGTATTTTGAGTGGATCGAGAGCGGGTGGGAGTTTGTGATCTGCAAAGATCCCCATTTGATGGACACGATGCACGCCTTCAGGCGGCGGGGGAATAGCATCGAGCTGCGTGACACGGAACGGCAGATTCGCACGCTGCACACGCTGCAATACAACGGCGGGGTGTGGGCGTTTGGGAGAAACAAGCGAGTGCAGGCATTTTTCGCACGCTGGCTGGCGGAATGGGAGCAATACGCTGGGCGCGATCAGGCGGCGCTAATCAGGGCAATGTATGCGGAACCGTTGAAGGTGCTACTGTTGGGGAACGAATGGAACACGTTCCCCAAGTACACGAAAGGGATTCATACGGCAGGGCTGATGCACTACCCTGGGGAGGCGCGACGGTGGAAGGGCAACATCCCGGGTCGGATTGACAGTCCGGCAGCGTGGACGGCGGTGCATGATTGGGAGAAAGGGAGGCAACGACGATGACGGTTCGGGAAAACGACCTGACGAAAGGAGTCGCGCGACCAGCCGTGATCATCGCAGCATTACGATCTGGGGGGACGTTTCTGGCGCATTGTTTGAGCAATCATTCGCAGGTGTTTTGTGGGCGGGGAGAACCGTTGCATCACCTCAGTCCCTGGTACACCGAATTGGGTATGAATCGCGGCAGGTTGCTGCGGGTGTTGCTGAACCAGACAGGCTACCAGGTGAGTATGTGCAAATTGACATACATGCAGGCATTCCACCGGGAGATATGGCCTGATTTGGTCAGAATCAATCCTCTGGTGTTGTGGTTGCGACGTGAGAACGTCGTGCGCCAGGCGGTGAGTTTGTTGATCAACCACATGGCGCGGAAGGGACTATTGGAGCGACCTCAACACACGTTCGCTGCGCCGAAAAAGGCGTGTGCAGTGGAGATTTCGCCAGAATTGGTGCTCAAGACGGCGCGGGGGCTGGTCGAGTGGGACCAGGATGCGCGGAAACGATTGGACGCACTAGCAGTTTGCGAATTGACATACGCTGAGGTGGTAGGCAGCGAGAGCAAGTCAGCCAACCGGCTGCCGACGCAAACGGGGCGAAGAATCTCCAAGTTTCTGGAGGTGCGCTATGAGGCGCTACGCTGTGACCTGAAGCGGGTGAATCCATATCCGCTGCGAGAGTTGTTGTCCAATTGGAGTGAGGTAGAGAAGGCGGTGCTGGGGAGTGAGCTTGCCGGGTTGCTGGAGGATGAATGGACATCCTAAACCTGGGAGCAGGCAACCGGATCATTGAGGGAGCGATCAATCATGATCTACAGCGGTATCGGCCAGAGATTGACGTGGCCTGGGATTTGAACGAGTTGCCATGGCCATGGGAGGATGAGTCGTTCGACAAGATACTGGCAATCGCTGTGTTGGAACATCTGCGGTTGAATTTGGTCGAATCAATGAACGAGTGCTGGCGGCTGTTGCGTCCGGGGGGGGTATTGTATGCGAAACTGCCACACTGGCAAGCGGATGGTAGTTACATCGACCCAACACATTACTGGCGATTTAGTGTCAAATCGCTGGACGTGTTTGATCCGGAGACAGAATATGGACAGCGGTACAGCTTCTATACCGGGCGCAAATGGCGGTTCATCAAACGGCCCAAGCTGAACGATGCCAAAACATCATTTGCGGCGACGCTGGAGGTGCGCAAGTGAGCAAGGGATCCTCGGGGTCGGGGATCGTATCGATCGGTGAGGATGCAGGGATCGAGGCAGGCGCGAAACGGGCGCGGATAGCGTTGACGACGGCGGGGCGGTATGGGCCACCACCATTTGGGAAGACGTTGTTTGTGCAACCCAAAACGGCCGTGCCGTGGGATCTATTGTCGGTGGCGTACCATTTCCTGGAGCGCTGGGATGCAGCGGTGCCACTTTGGCGGTATGGGGTGCTGGCAGCGAATGTGGGGCGCGAGGCAGAGCGGGAACAAACGGCAGAGGTGGTAGGAGACTTACGGGTGCTGCTATATGCACATGAATTGCTGTTCGTACGGAATAATGCAGCCGGACGGGCGTTAATGGCGGTGTTCGCGGAGGAGTTGGAGGGGGGCGGGGAGGCGCGACTGGCATTTCTGCGAGCGTTCTTCCGGGTGAAACCGAAAATGTGTGTGCTGCCCCGCTCGTGGCTGGCAGAGGTCGCCAGGCGGACGTCAGAGGTGCAGCATCCACGCGGGCGACCGTTGGTGACGGTGGAGGTCGACCCGGGACGGTACGTGCAATGTTACGCTGGGGATGAGGAGCAGGTGCGGGAGCGGCTCCGCGCGCGGCGGAGCAGAAGGAGACGATAAGATGCATCGGGAGGAAGCAGAGCGACGCGGGTTGATCAAAGCGCTGAAGAAGAAACAACGGCGGCAGGTCGAGAATAAGATGCGGGATGCGTCGAGGGACAAATGAGACTGGCATTTGGGGAAACATCGTTGGCCGATCTAACCCACATGGTGCAAACAGCGCTGGGATTGCTGGACAGTGAGACGGCTGACCAGATCATTGGCGAGCAGACAGACGAATACCGGAAGCTGATCCAAGGCGCAAACGCGCTGGTGGCGATAGATTGGGCGGTTAAGAAAGCGCAGTATGGGCTGCGGGAAACCAGTCGCTCATTGAGCGACGGAGCCAAAACATTGGCGATGGTTTTGACACTGGTGCACTATGCATACGCGCTGGGGATGCGTCGGGGGCGCGAGGAGTAGATGGCTGATTTCTGCACAGTGGCTGACCTGGAACAATTTCTACAGATCGAGATAGCGACGACAGCGCAGGTTACCTCGGCAGAGCGGGCGATTGGCGAGGCGACGGAGGCGATCCGCAACTATTGCCACCAGTATTTGGAATTGGTGACGGATGAGACGATCGTGCTGGATTGCGCGGGTGGGACGCGGCTGTATTTGCCAGAATTGCCAGTGGTGAGCGTCAGCGCAGTGGTGGAGGACGACGATACGCTGACGGAGAATGACGATTACAAACTGGGTCAGTGGGGCATCCTGCATCGGGTGGGTGGCAACTGGGCGCAGGGCGTGCAGATCGTTCGGATAACGTACACGCACGGGCACGAGACTATACCGGACGACATTAACTCTGTGTGCGTGCGGGCGGCGGCTAGGGCGTACCAGATGGGATTGAGAAGCGCGGAGGTGGCGGGGGTGCCGGGGATCACGGCGACGGCCCTGGGCGATTATTCGGTCTCATATGCCACCCCGGACACTGAGGGGCTGCTGGGAGCCAGCGGGGGGCGGATGCTGCTGTTGAGCGAGAAGGACATGTTGGATCGGTACAGGTACGTGGCGCTATGAGATGAGCATTGACGGGCTGCTGAACAATACATTCGCGATCCAGCGCCGGGACAGGCTCAGCGATGGGCAGGGGGGATGGATGATCATCTGGGCCGAGATCGGGACGGTGGAGGGACGGCTGAGCCCGCTGCATGGCAATGAGCGAATGGTGGCGGATTCGGAGGAGGACCAGATCACGCATGTACTCTACACCAGGTCGGGCGTGGACGTGGCGCGGGGAGACCTAGTGGTGTGCGGGGATGTGACGGTGGAGGTGCTGGGGATACGGGAGCCGAGCCTGGCGGATCATCACTGGGAGATTGACTGTTTGGAGAGACAACAAGAATTGGTGGAGGAGAGCGGTTCGTGAGCAGGGGCGCGGTAGTGGAATGGAACCCGCGCGCGGTATTTGACGCTGTGGCGGCGCAGGTAACCAAGAATATGGAGACGGCAGCCAAGGCGGTAGAGCTCGACGCCCGGCACCGGCTGCTGCGAGTGCGGGAGCCGGAATTCGGCATCAAATATCGCTTAGTCTTGGCCCTGTATCGACTGACGAGCGGGGTGCAGCAGGAAGGCGCGGGGATTGAGGCGCGAATCGGGATCCCGCGTGGGAGAAAGGGTGGAGATTATGGATTTTGGATTGAGACGGGCAGCCGGACGGCCCCAGCGCACCCCTGGCTGCGGCCAGCGCTGCTGGCGAATCTGAGGGTTATTCTGCAATTGCTGGAGGGGAAGTAGGTGCTGACGCAGGCAATTTATGACAAGTTGGCGGAAGACGTGGCTCTGACAACGCTGCTAGCAACATACCAGGGCCAACCAGCGATATTTACGACACAGCCAGCGCCAGGAGACGCGACACTGCCCTATATCATCACGGCAGGTAATGTGGCGGTGGTTCCATTCGATACAAAGACGACGCAAGGACGGACCTTCACGCGTGATGTGCGCTGCTATGCAGCAGCGAGTGGGAGCGCCGCGACAGTGGAGGCGATTGCGGAGCGGGTACGGACATTGCTGCATCGCAGCGCTCTGATAGTTGAGGGTTTTGCGTGGGTTTGGGCGAAATGCTCGGGGCCAATAGCGGCGGATGAGCAAGATACATACGCCAGAATCATTACGGTGACGATGACGATTGAAGAACTGTAAGGAGGTTTCGAGATGGCAATGAACGGGAGTGACATTTTGCTGTTAGTGAATATCGGGACGCCGTCCGTGCCCGCCTACCAAGTGGTAGGATCACAGCGGGACATGACGTTCGACGAGGCGACGGAGGAGATAGACGTCTCTTCGAAATCCAGCCGGGCCAAGCGGGTGCTGCCAGGGCGGTACAGTTCCAGTATCTCACTAGATGCGCTATACGTACCAACGCGCGACGATTACGATGCGCTAAAATCGGCAATGCGGAACGGCGAACTGATCCTAGTGGCACGCCAAGAGGAGGGCACGACCACAGAGACAGCCGATGCCCTTGTGACCTCACTGAGCGAATCTTTCCCCGACCAGGGAGAGGCGACGATCAGCGTGGCACTGACGATCGATGGGGAGTGGACGGAGGTCGGCAGCTAATGCCCGGAGCACGAGGGGAGGCAGTAATACAGATCAGCGACCAGCGGGAAGTGCATGTGCTCTTCACGAACCGCGCATTGGCGAACGCTGAGAAGATGCTACATCGGGGTATTCTCGCAATCGCTCAGGGATTTATGGATGGCGAGAGCGGCGTTTCCGACATCGCCACGCTGCTGCTGGCTGGGATGCAGGCCGCGCGCCAGGAGGCGCACACTGGTGGCCGCCAGATGACTCTCAATGACGCATTCGAGATCCTTGATGAGGTCGGATTTGCCGCCGTCGCCGGCCCAGTGATGGAGGCTATATCCAGCGTCCTCAGCTATGGTAGTAGTAACGGTGGCGACCCAAACGGGTAGATGAGCAGGCCCTCGATTTTGAGAGCCTGCTCAAAACAGCTCTGCGCTGCGGCGTGACCGTATCAGAGTTCTGGGCGATGACCCCACGCGAGACATTCGCTACCATCGATGCCGCCAACTGGCGCGCGGACGTACAGCGCCACCGGGATATATGGTTCGCGTGGCACATTGCCGCGCTATCGCGCGCGAAGCGGATGCCGCCATTGCAGCGGTTGCTGGGCGGAGGTCAGGCGAAAGCATTGGCTGGGAAGGCCCTGGAGAAGCGCAGGAGAGAACATCAAAAAATCAGGGCATCAATCAATGTCGATCTAATCAACGAGGTTATGAGGGACCGTGGGAGTTGATGTCAGCTTAGGCCGCGCGAATGTCGCAATTCGCGCCACAATGGACCACCTCGACGGCGATCTGAATCAGGCGCGGGGGCGAGTCGATGGCGCAGTGCGCCAAATGACTCACGGCGCCAGTGAGGCGTTCCAAGGCCTGGGCCGCGCTGCCCTGGGTGGCATTGGCATCGCCTCCGGCGCGGTCGCCGGGCTGGCAGGGACGTTGGCGGCAATCACAATTGCCGCGGCCCCGATCCAGAATCTTCAGGATGCATTTGCCGGGCTGGCGGAGAGCGCCGGGATCGGAATGGATGATATGCTGGCAGCGCTGCAACGAAGCAGCTCGGGCATGATCGCCAACCGCGACCTAATGCTGTCGTTCAACCGGGCCGCGCAGTTGGTGAGTGTCGATTTCGCTACGCAGCTCCCGGAAGCGATGCAATATCTATCGCGGGTCTCAGCGTCCACTGGCCTCGATATGAAGTACCTCCTGGACAGCCTGACCCTCGGTGTGGGACGACTGTCGCCGAAAATTCTGGACAATCTGGCCATCCAGGTATCGCTCGCAGACGCTACGGAGGCCGCCGCCATGATGTATGGCGTTGAGGCGGATGAGCTGAGCAATGTACAGATACAGGCCGGGATGATGAGCGTGGTCCTCGACCGGCTTGCGAAAAACACGGCCGCGATGCCTGATATAACCCAAACTGCGGCAGCCAGATTGGCACAGATGCGGACGACGTTCCAGAATCTGAAGGATACGATCGGGATGGCGTTTCTGCCTGTCCTGAACACATTGTTAACGACAGTTGGCAATCTGGCAGAGCGGTTTCTGCCCCCGCTGGTTGATTTTCTCGAATCGTCCGTTGTGCCGGTGTTCGACACAGTCGCATTCGCGATCGATTCATTTGTCGCTGCAATTATGTCCGGACAGAGTCCGATCGATGCTCTGACCGGAGTTCTCCGAGACATTGGCCTCGACAGTCTGGCCGACCGGATTGATGCAGTCGTTGCGGCCATAACGCCGTTCATCGAACAGATGACGACACTCTTGACACCGGTTGGAGAATGGATTCGGGAAAACGTCAGCTTGCAGGATGTCCTGCTGGTTCTCGGCGCTGCAATCGCAACGGTGGTATTGCCTGCGCTGTGGAGCGTGATCACCACCGTCGCACCAGTAGTTGCTGTTTTTCTGCTCGCGGTCGGGGCGGTGGCGGCGCTACGAACGGCGTGGGAAAACGATTTTCTCGGGATACGCACAGCGATCATAGAGGCGTGGGAGGGGGTGATCCTGCCGGCGCTGCAACAGTTGTGGGAGTGGCTGCAGGTCAACGTCCCGATTGCCATCCAGACCCTCTCTGACTTTTGGACAAACACACTGTTACCGGCGATCCGGCAGGTATGGGAATGGGTGCAAAGCACACTATTGCCGATCCTCGCCGATCTGTGGAACTGGTTGCAGGAGAATGTTCCTGCAGCGATACGAACACTCTCCGATTTCTGGACAAACATCCTGTGGCCAGCGATTCAGGCGGTTGTTGGATTTTTCCAGAACAGCGTTATGCCAGTGCTCGCGGAGGTCGCGAGCGTGGCCAGCGCTGTGCTTGGGGCGGCCATTGAGACAGTGTCGGCGATATGGGAATCAATCCTGTTGCCGGCGATTCAGATCGTGTGGGGATTTTTTCAGGACAGCATCATACCGGTAATGCAGGCTGTGGCCGAAGTGGCAGGAGCCATACTGGGCAAGGCGGTCGAGGCGCTTGCCGGCCTCTGGCAGAATGTGTTGTGGCCCGCGCTAGAGGCAGTGTGGGACGTGATCAAGGCCAATGTACTGCCGATATTTCGAGAGATCGCGGACTTTGTCAGGCAGAATATTGGCCCAGCATTCGAGCAATTGGCCGAGCGTGTTCTGCCGCCGATCCGGGTGGCATTTGAGGGAATCTCCGGGGCGATCTCGGACGTGGTGGGGTGGCTTCGGGACCTGGCCAGCAACATTGGCTCAATAGAGCTCCCTGATTGGCTGACTCCGGGCAGCCCAACGCCATTTGAGCTCGGATTGCGAGGGATCGGAGATGCGATGCGCAGGCTGACCCAAATGCAGATTCCACAGCTCTCCTCAGAGCTGCGACAAGTATATGAGGTAGAGGCGGTAACTAGGCCAGACAATGGCGGAGGTGGGCGAAGGCAACAGGTGGTAATTTACGGACTGACACTCGAGGGTGTGCAGGATCGCCAGGGATTATTGGCTGAGTTGCAGGCATTGATATGATCACATCGATTGTGAGTTATGACGGCAACTCATTTGCGCCGGATTACGAGGTGGGATTCGTCACGGGATCGGAGCCACGGCTGCCTGGCACATCAGTCAAAACGCTGGAGCGGATTGGGGCATGGCCGGTAATCGTAGCGTTGCGGCGGAAACCGCAGAAACTGGCATTGCTCATCCGCATTGTTGGCAGCGACCGAGACACTCTGCGAACGCAGACGTTCCAATGGTTCGACCCGGAGGACGAGACACCCAGGACGCTGGTGGGCGAGAACCACGCCGGCATCCAGATGTCGGTGGATGCGTTGTGTGAGGAACTGCGCATCTACGGTGACCAGCGTCACGACACAGTTTTCGTGGTGACGATGGTAGTAGACGGCGATGTGCGCTGGCGGGCGAGTGAGGAGACGTCAGACGAGTGGAACATTACGGCGAGCGGGCAGACGAACACGATCAACAACACTGGGGAGGATGATGCGTACCCGACGCTGGAGATCAAGCCGACATCGTCTAAGAGCGGCGGATACGACTACAAACGTTACTGCTTGGTGACTTGGCGAGCGATCAATGACGGCTCGAATTATCCCGTGCGGCTGGGGCCACTGGACACAGCGACGCTGGTCAGCGGCGGGAAAATGCAGGCCGATGGTGACGACCTGCGGGTGTTCGTTGATGGCACTGAAGTGGCACGCCACCTGGTCGCTATGAATGATGCTAATACATACATCTGGTTTTCGGCGAATTGGAAACCAGCCCCGGCGCTGGAGCTGACCGCATCGATTGCCGGGAGTGGGACGGTGGACAGCATTGAGCTTGACGACGCTGATGAGATGGATAAATTGGACGCGAGCGGGTTCGTGCGCGTAGGCAGTGAGGTGCTCTCATATTCTACCAAGGATGTGACAAACAAGCGCCTGACCGGCATAGAGCGAGCAGTATGGGGAACCTCGGCAGCGGCACACAGCGCGGGTGACGCTGTCTACTGGATGCAACACGAGGTGGTGATCGTCTATGGCAACGCCTCAGCCACCGCCCCAAACATAGCAGACACGGAGCCGGTATTTGAGCTCGATCTCAGCTCGAATACCGAGTGGGTGTTCGAGGAGTTTGGCGAAACTGCCAGCAGGCCAGCGTCGTGGCAGCAGTGGGGGAACCTCACCCTATCTGGTCGTGGTGGAACATATTCCGCATCTCAACGAACGCTGGCCTCGCCGTACACCGTTGCTGGGGCGTGGCTTTCGGAGCTGCACGGCAACGCATACGGCTGGAGCCTGCACAATCCATGCGGGATCGTCAATGCGGCCTGGGCAGACGGGTACAAACGAGCGCAGGTAAAGGAAGATTTTCTGGTCCACCTGATGTATTTGCTGCGAGATGACGCATACTGGACATGGCAAGCGACGCTGACAGATCCATCAGCAGATGATGCCTGGGAATCCTGGTCTGAGGCGGCTGCTGCATCGGATTGGGATCCTGCCAGCGAATTAGCGATCGCGGCATATTTCTATGCGCAGGATGTCGAGGTAGGAACAGTGACCATCTCGCTAAACTCGACCGAGACGCCAGTCGCATCAATCGGGAGTGAATCGGGAAATTACACATTGTCCGCGACAATCACAAATGAGACAACCGGTGAGGCGATGGCGATTTCGTTCGAGATGACAGTCAATGAGACACTACGGATCATCACTGATCCAGAGAATCTGGCAGTCATGTATCTGGCTGATAACTCGAATCAATTCCAGGCGGTGACACCATCGGTAGCGCGGCGACTGCGATTGGTCCCGGGGAACAATGTGCTGCGGTTCGATGATACCGGGACGGTGGCTGTAACGCTGACAACGGTGTTTCGCAGGCGGTACTACTGATGACTGTGCGCGTTGTCCTTGGGGACCAGACGGGACGTATTCGCACCGAACTGGCCGCTGGCAACGTCAGCAACATTGAATGGCGATTGAATGGTGCTGGAACAGCAACCGTGAGTATCAAGCGTGGCTCATCTGCATTCCGGCGCGAATTGTTAGAGCCAGGGGCAAGAATCTATATCGAGTTCGAAAATGGTCTGCCGGCGTGGGGCGGGATTGTGGACCTACCGCGCTCGTGGGAACACGGGGTCATTTTGGTACGCGCTCATACGATCGAGCGTTTGCTGAGATTCCAAATCACGTCCAGAACGCGCGCGTTTTACGGCGATGTGGTTGGGAGTATCTTTAACCAGATCCTGAATGAGATCGATGCATCGATCGGGATCACAATTGGACACGTATGGTTTGGCGGAGCTGCTCACTACCCACGGTACCATTTCCGTGATGTGATGTGGGTTATCAATAATTCAATCAGAAAAATGGAGAATTGCGACTACCGATTCGTTCCCTACCTCAATGGTGGCCGGATTGTATTCCGCGCAGAACTGCACGAGCTGCTGGGGAATGATAGGCGCGAGCGCGTTGCATTGGTCGAGGGTGCGAATGTTGGCAAAGTGCTCAGCTTCTCCGAGCAGGGCGACATTATCAACCGCGTCGTTGCAGTGGGAAGCGGAGCGACGTGGGCAGAGCGGGAGGCTGTTTGGGGCGTAGAGGAAGCGAGCAAGCGAAGATTTGGATTGCGCGAGGCAGTGATGATGCCTGCCGACGTCTCGCAGACTGTGACGCTGTCCAGGTATGTTGGAAACGCAATCCGCAACAGCGCGTATCCACACTCGCTGGCGAAACTGAGTGTGTCAGACAGCGCGCCGGCTGGATTCGGTGACTATGACGTAGGCGACATTGTCAGGGTAATCCTGCCATCGTTTGGTTTTGATGGCTTTGGCTATGATGCACCGATGCGGGTTGTGGCGCGGGGATTCGATCCGCAGTCTGGAAAATGCGAGGTGGTTTTGGACGAGCGATTTGAATATCTGCCGGTTATCCAGGGTGAGGACACGACACAACCTGGTGGGGAAGAGGAATGATGCTAGAACGGGACGATGTTTACAATGACATTCTGGATAGATTGAGCTCGTTGGAGGCCCTGACCCAGGACCTGCATGAGGTGTCTCGGCCAGCCGAGGTTGTTCTGGTCGAACAACCAGAGTGGCAGGCATTGGCCGGATGGGTATCAACCGGCTCGGTGCTGCGGGACGTAATCGGCCAGATCATTCTGGACCCGGCTACGCCAATGATTCAAATCGCTGCAGGCGGGTATATTCAGTCTGATGATTTTGTCGGTGGATCTGCCGGGTTTCAGATCAATGGTGGAACGGCGGAATTCAATGATGTCGTAGTTCGTGGTACTGTCTATGCCGAAAGCGGAGAAATAGGGGGCTGGAGCATCGGCACATATACACTAACCGCCGACTCTGGCGCGGTGGGGCTGAACTCGGAGACAACGGGAGGAACAGACATTAGGATCTGGGCTGGCGATACTGACCCAGCGAGTGCTCCGTTCAGAGTCAGCGAGGGCGGCGAGATATGGGCCACAAATGCCCATATCACTGGGGAGATTGATGCTGAGAGCGGCCATCTCGGCGACCTGGCCATCGATGGAGTAGTAACAATCGGAACCAGCGCGCCATATATTCAGCTTGACGGACCAAACAAGCGTATCAGGGCCTCCACCTATTCTGCCGGACTTCAGGGGTTTAGTATTGAGGAGGACGGTACGGCCGAATTCGCCAATATCTCCGTGCGGGGCGAGATTCACGCCGCGACAATGGCTTACGGGGAGGCACATGCTATCGCCGGCTCTCTCCTGGTCTCCAAGGCGGCCGGCAAGTTGAAGAATGATGTCACGACGGCTGCCAGTCCAACGACATTCAATATAGACATTGAGGACCCCGACATCGGACACGTCCAGCTATTTGACACTGGGGACATCCTGCAGCTCAAGGACGGGAGCGGGAATGACAACTGGGTGTCGGTCAGCTCGGTCTCCGACCAGACTAGCTTCTATCGTTATGTTTGTACGTTGGAGTCCGGCTCACCAGCGGCACTCCACGCTGGTTGTGTTGTGGTGGACTATGGTGCCAGTGGGGACGGGCTACTGACCCTCACCGCTGATGCGACCAACGCGCCCTATATGGTCATTGAGACCCACACCGGCTCGCCCTGGTCAACGCGGCTAGAGAAAGTACGCCTGGGAAATCTTAATGGCATCACCGATCCGACGTTTGGCGCTCTTTCGGGCTTTGGTCTGTGGACTGATAATGTCTATCTGACCGGGAAGATTTCTGCGACTGGTGGGGAAATCTCCGGCATGCTCGACATGGGCGACGGAGGGGAAATCAGGCTGGGTAGTGGTGAGCCCGGAACTGATTTTACGGGGCTGAGATTGTATCGCTCTGGTTCTACGTATCGCCTGGCGGGATACGATGAAGACATCCTTCAGGCGTATTTCGATAGTGACGGAATACTGAAAGCTGGAAACGTCTCGCTCAAATCTGATGGGATTTCGATAGATGGCTCTGCGCTTGATTCTGCGATTAAGGTTAAGCATTTAATCAGCGGATCGTTGTACGCAAGCAGCTATGCGTATTATCAGTCCTCAGGGGGTGGGGCGTTGGCGGGCAATCAGTTCGTAATCAAGAACGCCGGGGCCGGATACCCAATCATTAGGGCATTGGATGACGAGATAATAATTGGGGGTGCAATCTCTCCTCCCTCGACCGCAATTGGTGGAGGGTTGGCTATTGGGTGGGAGGCGTACAACATATCCACGCTCCCGCCGAGCGTGGCCAACCAGGATTGCTATGTCCGACGCGACTGTCGATTTGGAGGGGGCATCTACGTTGGAGACACCGGCACAGACCCTGACGACGACGATATCTACTTCGAGGGCGACCTACGGCCTGTGCGCGGGGGAACGGCGTACATAGGCCAGACAGTTATTGAAACTGGGTTTGATTACCAAGCAACTGCTCTCTCCGGATTCGATAGCACGACGTTTACTGATATGATGGCAAAGACTGTTACCGTGCCAACCGGTGGAGGTACGCTGATTGTCTGGGCAAACTGGACGGTTGAGGATGATGGATCGGGCAGCGGAGATAGTAAGTGGCGAGTGCGGCTGAAGATTGATGGAACAACCTACGGGGAAGACAGTCTTTGGCTGCGGGCTGACAACGATACTATCAGTGGATGCTTAGTGGGCAGACAGGCAGAAGTCTCAAGCGGCTCTCATAACATTAAAGTTAAAATCAAGAGGGAAAGCGGTGCTAGGAAGGTTGACACCTCAACCCAGAAGAACAGTATTACATATATACTGACTGTCTAAAGTGTACTCTAATGTTTCTTTCTTGACAAATGGTGTATACTGGTGGAACCCTGTCAAGGAGAGACGAGATGAACACCGATCCGGTCACCAAACTGGCTCGCCAACGGCTCAGCGT